GAATAATACTATACCATTAGGTTTAGTCTCAACACTAACTCTAGTATGAAGACCATCATTTTCATTGGTAAGGTAAATATGCTTGATCCTGTACTCACAATCTGGTTCATTCTTTCTAATGATATTATCAATAGCTTTCTTGATATTATCAATCTTTTCTAAAGCATCACCAGATATTGTCGTTACCCTATTACTAACATAAATATCATTAGTCTTTCCCATAACTAATTTACCTCCACAATTATTGTCTTACTAAAAATCTGTAATGTTACACTGGATCATATCTGCGGTTACTTCCCCGTAATATTTCAGACCTTTAATCTCATCACTGTCATCATACTCAATCTCAAAACTGAATATTCTTTTTGTGGTCTTCTCATTCTCCTTAGTGAAATCCAATATACCAACTAGGAACTCACCAGTATCGAATGAGAATCTCAATATCTCACATTCTTCATCTGTGGAATCTGAGTTATTGACATAATTAGATACAAATCTTACTACATCACTAAAGATATCATCTAGTGTACTGATATTGGTGAAGTAATCATCTCCAACCTCAATATTCTTAAGGATATAATTATTAAATCCATAAGCTCTTGTGATGTTATAGAATAATGTCATCCCAATATCTGGAGTTTCAACAGCAACTCTAGCGGACTCATCATTAAAATCAATTTCCATATTCTTGATATTATACTTAACATCTGGCTCATTTGTTCTAATCAAGCACTCGATAGCTTGTTGTATGTTATTGATTACCCTCAATTTGTCACCAATTATAAACGTTATAGTTGTCTTCTCAGCTGTGGGATTCATATAAATATCCTCCTTTTATTATATGATTATTCTCTTACTGTGTGAATGTACATATTATCAACAACAAATTCTGTTATTCTTGTACATGTTGTAGTGTCTTTGTTTACATAATATCCAAATTCATATTGAATAGGTAATGTGATACCGTCTGAACTATTATCAGAATATGTAGCCCGTACAAAGTATGTAGCACTATTAGTATCGGAATTTGATGTTAATATTCTAATACTAGGATCATAGTCCTTGAGTTCGTTATTGATATAAGTTCTAATATGATTCTCAATCTCTTTCATAGCTCTTGTTGATAGCATATTAGGATTATCATCACCATCATAAATGAATGGAATTGTTACACCAACATCATGCGTGTCATTGTAAGATTTAACAGATTGTCCATTGGAACTATATACTAGTACCTTAGAAACTACAGTTATCGATTTACTCATCACATCAACACTAAATTCGTACTGAAGATCTTTTGGAGTTCTATTTCCGAATCTGATGTCTGAAGCTACCATAATGAAATTTCCATTTGTAAAACTTCTGTGAATATACACACCATCATTTTCTCTATAATATTTCTTCTTGAGCCAAATGAATGCTGTGTTGTATGCTACATTCTGAATCTCAAAACTAATCTGTCCACTCATAATGTGAACCTCCTTCTCCCCGTTACGCCTGTTAGGTCAGCTTATATTTTTTATGTAACAATTATTTGTCACACATAAATAATATATTAGTAAAATCAATAATCTCTGTATAAAAAATATACAGAGATTATTGATTTTATAATTTATTTACAATTTCACCGTAGTAATTAACCCATATGATGTTCTCATCTGAACCATACTCGATATTAAACTTAAATAATCGACTATTAGATCCATTAGTGGAATCTAGTATACTAATTAAAAAATCTCCACTAGTATATGAGAACTCTAACACCTTACAAGATTTCTCATCACCACCAGTATATCGTGTTACAAATAATATAGCATCTCTAAACACACTATCGAGAGATCCACAATCTGCAAAATAGTATGGTAGATCAATATGTTCAACAACATACTCATTATCAGACTTCGTAAGCTCATACTGTAATTTGATATTGGTATCAAGTAGCTCTACCGTTATTTGTACTGAACTACCAAGATCTCCGATTTCTATAGTTTTGATAATATATTTACAATCTTGATTATCCTTTCGTATAATATTATCAATCATATTGATTACATGATTTACAGTAGATACCTGGTATTCATCGAGTAATAAATAACCTACCCTATGATTGTCGATTCCTAACATAAATAATTCCCTCCTCAAATGTTTTATTTATACAATAGGTATACACCGTTTTTACATATTATAATAAAAATATATCTAGCATATTTATTTATGCTAGATATATCTAATTTATTAAAATCCCATATCCATGTCTCCAGAATCATCTTCTTTACCCTTAGGTTTAACAGCTTGCTCAGTTCCTTCAACTTGTGCATCTTTAAACATCTCATCTAATTTATCAATATTGATCATAGGTAAGAAGTCACCAGCTAAACTCTTTTTAAATTTCATAATTACTGGAAGATTATCAGGATTATTTTGTTCATCTTGACTGATATATAATCCAAGAGCCCATTGACTATATGTCTCAAAATTGCCAAGCATATCTGCTTTAACTTGATTAGTACCATTCTTAGGTGGAGAGAATGTAAATTCAAATGAATCAATATCAGCTTCATCAATAGAAGTACACCATCTCATCATTCTCTTATATAAGTCTGTAATACTCTTATTGAAATCAATCTGATATGATACTACTCTTCCTAAGTATCTAGTATTAGCTAATTCTACTTGTTTAGCAAAATCTGCTTCATTGATATAATTAAGAATAGCATCTGGTACTCCAGTACCCATAATAGCATTCTTCTTAAGATTCTCCATAAAGTCATTATTTAACTGAATATCTTGACCTTGTAAGATTTCTGTCTCTATAGCTCTCTCATTACCTTTACCAACTGGAATATATGTCTCATTACCAATACCAATCTTATTGATTAGATTAGTATATGAGAATAAGTCAATAATATTGATTTGTCTTTGTTGTTTAATTCTTGCAATTTCTTCAATCTTTTTTCTAATATTCTTATCTATACCAGAGGATCGTACATAATTAACTCTACTATCATTACTATAGAGAATAATACTCATCATCTTAAATAATAGATGCATTAAGTATAATTTAGCATAGAATAAGGATCCTTCAATCATTGATGTACCATAACCATACTCATCTTCATTGATCTTAAATGGTACAATAAATTCTGCTGGTATAAATTGGAATCTAACCTTATTCTCATTTAAGTTATAGAATGATAATGCTTCAGCAATGATATTCTTAAACTTGATATTCTGTCTTAAGAAATCCTTATTAAAGCTCCTAACAATCTTTTTAGCTACAGCATCAACTAATGATGTATTAGTTCTAGTATCAAAAGTATCAACTGATGAAGAATTGGATACAGGGTTAGTGATATTTCCATTAATCAAATTAACATCATCAGATGTTATATAGTAATACCCTAATACCTTATCCATAATCTTAATAGGTACTATCTTATTAGTGTCTATCATCTTTAAGAAACAATCTTCAACATTCTTAAAGTTGGTACTACTATTACTAGTACTATTAGGAGATTTAGAACTCTTTAATCCAGGTACTGAATACAAACCTTCTTTAGCTTTATCTTTCATCACCTTATTAAAGAATGAATCTTTACCAATATTACTAATAGTAATATCTGGTTTCTCATTATATGTATCTTCATCAATAAATTTCTCTGAGAAGAAATCCATAGCATCAACACCATCTTCAATAAATGCTAATGGTACTGGATCATTACATATAGTAATATTATCCATGATATTATCTAAGTACTCAGTAAATATTCCTTCATTAGTTGATTTAACTCTTTCTACTTCTTTCTTATCATTCATATCTTCCACTGAAGTCATTGGGTTAAATGATTCCTCGAATAATACATTTAAATCTTTATCATAGACTTGAGAGTATCCAACTTCAGATTCATAGACGATTTCCTTAAGAGTCTTTTCTGTATAGATTTCTTCATATGGTGTTTTATTCTTACTGAATAATTCTCTATGTTTATTAAATGCTTCAGTAAATCTACCACTTCCACGTTTCTTCTGTTTCATCTTC